AACACCGCGTTCCCAGAGGTCGCGGGGCCGGCACCGAGCACGGTTTCGCCCACGAAGCCGGGGACGAAATCGGTCGACGCAAAGCCGATGATACTGACTGGCGGTGCGGTCATTTGGCGGCTCCAGCGCGGGCGCGCTTGGCGTTGGGGGTTTCCGCGGTCGTGGTGGTGTCAGTGGCGTCCGAATCCGACGCCTCAGCGGCCGCAGGCGCGCTCGGTGCGCTCGGGGTGGACGCCGGAGCGCTCGAGCTGGCGGGAGCCGCAGCGGGTGCCTTGGGGGCGTCGCTCGAGTCGTCGGCGACGTCGCTGGCGCCGGCCCGAGCGGTCAGCGACGCGAGCTCGCCCATCACCTCGGCAAAGGAGCCCTCGCCGTAGTGGGCTTCGAAGTCAGCAACGGCCGCAGCCTTGGCCTCGGCCAGGGTCGCGAACCGCGCGCCGTGCTCCGCCGAGCGCTCGTCGGCCGGGATGAGATCGCCGTCGCGCAGGCGGTCGAGGTAGTAGGCGGTTTTCGGGAGCTCGATGCCCTTCTCGAAGCCTTCAGCAGGCGCGAGCAGGTCAGCGTCGAGCGCCGGGAAACGAAACACGATCCGCCACGGATCGAGACGGGTCTCCGTCGGATCGGACTCGTAGTCCGCGAGCTTGACCGTCTTTTCCGGGCAGACCTCCGAGCCGATGTAGCGCGGAGTCGTGCCGCGGCCGCCGGTGTCCTCGTGGCAGTGCCCTTGCGGGCCGAGTTCGTGGTGAATGAACGCCCACGGGTTGGGCAAAACCCGGATGGTCTTTTTGGGTAGGGGCATAGCGCTCCGTTTGCGTCGTCGGCGCGAAGCTCGACGAAGTGGTTTGGTGATCAGCGCGCGCGAGAGAGCGCGTCAGTCTTCGGAATCAGAATCGAATTCGGCGAACGGAACATTCGGGAGCGGCGCGCCGCTCGAGTCGGCCGCGCCTGCGATCTCGAAACCCGTCGTGTTCTCAGCGGGCGCGGTAAGGTCGTCGAACTCCTGAGTCAGCTGCTCGTCAAACTCGAGCTTCACGCTGAGCGCCTGGTAAAGCTTGCGTTCGGTACCGCCGGCGACGCTGATTGCGATGGTCGTCTTTTCCCATTGCCTGAACCGCAGCTCACTCAGGCCAGCGGCGCGCATGACGACGGTTCCCTCGGCCGTCTTCGTCGGGTCCGGGTCGCTCGCGAGCACGTACGCCGGATCGCGCGTCCGTTTGATCTTGAGGTCTATCAGCTTGCCGAGCGCCTGAATGATCGGCGTGCGTCGACGTTGCTTCTCTTCGTCTCCTGGCGGGAGAACCCAAAACAAGCGCACGTTGTCCGCCGCCATGCGGATGTCCTCCGCGATGTCTTCGGTGTTGCGCGCGCTGCCAGTGCGGAAGAGGTAGAGCGCCGGCAAGTGGCCGACGCTGAAAGCGTACTCTTGCGGGTCGTGCGTGAAGGCCGTGCGCACGATCGGCTCGTTCGGAGCAACGGAGGCCCACGCCGCCGCCGCGTAGCGATTGAAGAGCGCGCGAATGTAGCCGAGCACGATGTCGAGCGCCGGGTCGGCAATCGTCGCCGTCGCGCTCGAGGCCGCGACCAGCGGAAGGGCTTGCCCGCCAATCGTGCTTCCGTCCGCGACCATGGTCAGCCTTCCAAGAAACGTTGCAGCGCGTCGATGCCGATCTCGATCTCGCGAATCATGATCCCCTCAGCCGAGTGGTACATGACGCCGCCAAAGCCGTAGGGCTTCGTGCCAGGGTGGTGCACCATCGGCACCGACACCCATCGGCCGCCGATCTTGAACGTCAACAGTCCGCCGCTGTGTTCACCGCCGCCGATGCGCGACTGACCCTCACGTAGCGGGCCAGTGAAGCCGCTACCAGCCGAGGCGTGGATCTCGTGCGCCTTGGTTCCGCCGTCGACGTAGCTGGCGTAATAGGTGTACGCGCCGAGCTCGCCAATCGCGCCGCCCGGTACCGAGATCTCGACCCAGCCCTTCATCATCGAAGTGAGCAGGCCCGTTTGGTCATTGAACCGCTTCGTGTTGATGGCCTCGATCGGCGCCTCGACTACCGCGGCCGATACTGCGCGGCGCGCGGCGTCGGACAGCCTGATCAGTCCGCGGTCCCACTCTTCTTCGAGGTCAAAGATCGGCTGAAGATCGGGATAAACCTGGAGCACGACTAGAACCCACCGCGGCCGCCCCAGTTGTCCGAGAAACGCGGAGTGAACTTGCTCGGATTCTGCGGGTCCCCGCTCGAGATCCGAACGCCCTGGTTTGCCGCTGGCTCCGGCGGAGTTTTGATGCCGAGGTTCGTCAGACCCTCGCGCAAAAGCTTCAGGTCTTTTTCGGCCTGAGTCATCAGCTTGAAGCCGTCGATGCTGCGCATTACCTCGGGGAAGCGCTGCGCGGCGTAAGCCTGGCACACGTCTTTCGTGAGCCGCACCACTTCGGCTTGCTGAACGGGGTCGATGAGATCGACGTCGTAAACCGGGCCGATGTAGCTGAGCACCTTCGAAGAGCCGTCTTCGAGCAGCCCTTTCACGACGTCGACGTTTGCCGTGCCCCCGTTGTCGTCGTCACAGCAGCGCTGCAGCGTTGTCGCCGAAATGCGATCCTCGAGCTGCGCCTGCGTGATTAGTAGACGGAAGGTCATTGGCTTTGCTCACGCGCCGCGGTTCAGCCGCTTGCGCTCCCTTTCGGGGTACGGTGGGGCGGATCTCACGGGAGTTTCTGCCGACGAATGTCGGCTACCGTGGCGCTTACCTGCCCGCGGTGCGCGTGGTAGCGAGAGCTGGATTTGAACCAGCGATCTCCTGGGTATGAACCAGGCGAGGACGACCAGGCTCCTCTATCTCGCAATGGTGCCGAGCGCGCGTTTTGGTTCGCGCTCGGCGTTTTGTTAGTCGGTAACCGAGCTAGAGCAGCTCGACGTCGCCGCGGTCTGCGTACTCTTCCGCGTACTCGCCCAGGTGATGCCCGCCGTCTTCGGGTCTGCTCTTCAGCATCCAGAAGACATCGCCAGCGTCTCGGTGCTGAACGCGAACCACGACGCCCCGAAGCGCTCGGACCATGACCGCGCCATCTGGGAGCGGTTTGCCTCTACGGCTCGGGTCGATGTGAGTGACGCGCTCCGCGCCGTCAGGCGGAAGCGTCGTGCCGAAGCGCTCCGCGAACCCCTCGGCGGTGTAGCCGGCGGCGACGTAGCACTCGACCGAGCAGGGGCGCTCCTCGGTGCAATTCGGACACGGCTTGCCCTCGTCGGTTCGCTCGAGTTCGCTGATCGAACCAAGCGACGCGGCTGCCTCGCTCGCCTCCGCACCGTCCGCGCTCGAAGCCTTGGGAGCCTCGGGCGCGCCAGCGTTCACCGTCGACGCTTCGGGCTTTGCAGCTTCGGGCGTCGACGCGTTCTCGACGACAGTCGACGCGGACGTCGGCTCCGTCGGTTTGACCGGCGCGCTCGAAGCCTTGGGAGCCTCGGGCGCGCCATGACGATGCTTATTCGACATTTGCCGAACAGCGATCAGGCCAGAACGTCGGTGATGAGGTAGGCCGCGTCCGGAGACACCACGCGGTGATCTTCCGAAATCGAGACGCGGTTCCAGAGGCCACCGCGCTTGCCGATGCTCGGGTCGTTCCACTGCGAAGTGAACGGGTCGCCCGCCTCGCGGAAGGTGACGCCCCACTGCAGCGATTTCTTGCCGGGGTTCACGGCGACGCGGGCAATGCCGAAGTTGTCGGCCGACCACATCTTACCGTAGGACGCGGCCTGCCCTTCGTTGGCATTGTCGCGACGACCTTCCGCGATCAGGATCTCGTCCAGGCCGAAGTAGCTCGCCACGATGTCCGTGGTGACCAACCCGTCACGCACGCCGGCATATAGCGACTTCAGCGTGGGGTTGTTGATGATGCCGGCGTTCCACACTTCGAGCGTGGTGAACGCGACGAGCCTCGTCGGTGCCGGACCGCTCCAAAGCGCCGCCTTCGCCGCCAAGATCTTGGGGATGATGTCGCCGCCGTTGGCGTTGTCCCACTTGACCGCGCTGGCCGAGGTAGCGCCGTAGTTCGCGGAGTTCTCCGCGATGGTCACGATGCGAGACTCCTCCGAAAACGCTACTTGCTGATTGAGGAACTCGGTGTTCCCGAGCATCTCGCGCAGCACGTCGTCGGCGTTCTTGATCGTCTCGTAGTCCGTGTACTCTTTGAGCCCGTAGTCGCTCACCGAGTAGTTTTGGTACGAGAAATTTTGCTCGACTTCGTTCGCGCTCGAGCGGTTGCCGATGCGGTCGTCGGGCACGCTCATGCGGTCGCGCTTGGAGAACACCGCGTACTTGTCGGAACGCTGGCTCACCGGGACGATCGGGAACAAGCGCGTTCCGATGAAGTTGTCGTTCTGGTAGGCGATCGAGAAGTTCGCCAGCACGCGATCGACGTGAACGTTCGCCGGGGTCAACGCCTTGAGGCGCGGATCCATGTCGGCGTCGCGTCGCGGGTCGGTGAACCGTGGACTCGCGATACCCTTGAGCAGGGTGTCGTTTGCGGCGATGTACTTGGCGCGGACCACCGGGTCCGAGCTGTCCATCATGCTGTAGAGCGACTCGCGGAAGCGGTCGAATGCCAGGCCCTTGCGGGTGCGGTTCAGCTGGGCAGCGTTGGCTGCCGGGAGATGTCCAAACATTTTTTTGACTCTCTTGGAGTTGGGAAGGGGAGGTTTGGGCGGCTACCCGATCACTCGGTCAGCCAGCTGCGAGCCGGCACCATGCCGACGAGATCGCCGACGACACCCGTTTGGGTGAAGTAACCGGCGACGTTGACCGACGCTGGCGTATTGAAGTCCGGTGCGGCGCTGGTGAAGCCATCAGCCACGACCTTGGCCAGCTTGCCGCGCGCTGCGCCGCCGGTACCAACCTTGACCGGAATGACGATCGCTCCGGCGAGGTAGATGACTTGCACCTCGTCGCCGATTGCGCCCGCCAACGGACCGAGCTGGTAGATCACGCCGATCATGTCGACGCCATCCGCGCACGGCTGCACTTGGTGATCAGCTGCGCCGTCTTTGACGGGCATGCCGAGCGCCACGGGTGCGGTCACTACCTTGCGCGTGACGATGAGCGCGTTCTTGAGGTCCCTATCGGAACGAGTAGCCATTTGCTTTCAGCTTTCTTTGGGCTGGATGGTCTGTGGGGAGGCGATCAGGCGACGCGCTTGGAGGCGTCTTCGTTGACCGACTTGAGGAAGTCGTCGCTCGCCCCGTCGGGAGCAACGGAGGTGTCGACGGGCGGCGGTGCGCCCTTGCTCTTGTCGCCGAGCGGAGCTCCGCCAGCGGTTGCGGGCTGAGTCAGGGACACATCGGGGCGCTTCTCGAGCAGGCTCTTGACGCGCTTGATGCCGACGGTTTCGACCAGCTGATCGAGTTCTTCACGCTCAGCGGCGTAGAACTTCACGCCTTGCAGCGAGTCGAGGTTGGCCTTGGCCGATTCGGTCGTCGCCGTCTTCAGCTCGGAGCGCACGGTTTCGAGCTCGGTCGTCAGCTTGGAGGAGACGGCCTTTTCAGCGGTCAGATCGGCTTCGAGCTTTTTCACCAGCGTTTGGGAATCCGCGAAGCGGGTTTCGGCGGCGGACTTTGCAGCGAGCGCATCGGTGAGCGCCTTTTGTTCTTCAACGGTGATGGCCATGGAGGTGTCTTCACTTTCCGCGGCCACGGCCGCGATTGAGTCTTGCGCGAGATGCTTGCGTTCCCACGCGATCGACTTGGCGACCGCATCGGGGTTCGAGCCCATTGGTACGAGGCTGATCTCACGCAGCTCGTTGGGGCGTTCTTTGCTGCCGAGCTCGTAGAACTCGGTCTCACCAGCGGCGTTCACCTTGCGAGTGACCTGCCCGGGCCGAAACCCGACGCTCACCGCAGTGATGATCTTTTGCTTTACGCACCGCCAAATCTTGTCGACGAACGGCTCGACGTCGGCGTCACCTTTGAGCAGGTAGAGCTTAGCGACGAGCTTCTTACCTTCGACGCGCGCCTCACCCCTGCCGATAGGCAGCGTGTCTTCTGGTTCACCGCCGAAATAACCGGACTGGTTGTGATTCCACAGAACCACGCCGGTCTTCTCGTAGCGCGAGAGATCCCAAAACTGCCGAAGCACGTCACCGTGAGAGTCGAGCGTCTCGGTCGATGCGATTACCTCGAATGACCTTTCGTCATCGTTGAACGATCGAAACTCGACATCGATCTCTCGGCGTAGGACCCCATCCCAGGCGCGCTCGCGCTCTGGCTGTGCGGCTTGTTCTGCCATTCGCGTTTTGCTTCCTCGCCGTTAAGCGGCTTCTTTTGCGGGCTTGGCGGCGGGTTGTTTGCCTGGTTTGCCATTGTCGTTTTGCGGGTCGACGGGCTTGTCGCCGATCACTTCCTCGCCGTCCTTCGGTTCGGGAGCGCCGATCTCGTCGCGTACCCACTTGCTCGGAATGCGCACGCCAGAGTCCGCGAGGTTCTTCACCGCTTGTGCGAATGCGAGCTGGTCGACGGATTCGTCGGTCTGGAACCACGGCACCGGACACGCCACGTCGTCACCGACGTTGACCGCAACCGCGACAGCGAACATCTGGCGCAGCAAAATAGCCGCCGTGTTGATCGCGTCTTCCTCGCGGATGTCAGTGCGCACCTTGTCGCGCACCTGGTCGGATGCTCGGCTGCCGTTGGCACCCGGCTCGACGGAAGTCGTTTGACCGAGCACGGCCTTCGAGGCCTCGCGACCCATGAAGTCGAGCAGTGTTTGATGCGAGCTCGAGCCGCCGGTACCGGGCGCCATGCCCTTGGGCCACTCGACTTTGATGTCGGTGGTCTCCGGAATGCACGCGACGCCAGTGGTGCCGAGCCGCTCGAGCATCGCGACGAGATCGTCGATGTCTTTTTGGCTGGCGCCCTTTTTGTACATGGCCAGGCGCCACGGCTTCCAGCCGATCTCGCCGAGCGCAATCAGATCCTTCAGCGACCAATTGCGAAACAGCCCGGCCCAAACAAGGCACCGAATCAAGCCCTCGCGAACTTGGACGTCGCCGACAATGCGGCGCTGGATCTGCACGATGCGAGCGGGGTTCTCCGCCAGGAGATCGACGCCAATCAGATCGCCTTGAAAGCGCGCGTATCGAAGCCGACCGCGGGCCTGGTCGAAAATGAAGTCACGCGCGGGCAGCGCCTCGAAAGCGTACGGAACCAGCAGCCCGTCCTTCGTGCGCTTCCACTTGATCTCGGCCGTCGCATGGCCGGGCACGTAAGCGCCGGTAAGATGCTCGACCAACCGACCGAAGTCTTCGAACTCGTCGCGGATGCGGCGGCAGAGCGCGATCGCTTTCTTGTCCTTGCGCTTGGCCGTGTCTTCGTCGAGATCAACGAAGTCGAGACCGCACAGCGCGACGGCAATGTCGCGCGTGTAGCAAATGCCCTGAAGGTGTCCGTCCTTCTGGCGGCTCTCGTTGAACAGATCGACGAGCAGCGCAGGCTGACCCGCGTCGGCCGTCGCCATGATGTTCGCGACCTGATCCGGAGTGAGCCCGCCGCCGATGCGCTGGTACTGCTGATGCAGCGGCTTCTCGTTGAGGCTCACACGCTTCGTGATGAGCTTCGGCGGCGACAGAACCGCTTTGATTGATTTGAGGAAGCCCATTGTTAATCAACCAAATCCGCGACCAGTCGATTGTGCCCAGCGCGGCTGTGCTGCAGTCGTGAGCGTGGGCACGCCTTGCGGCACACCGAGGCAATCGAAGGCGGCGGCGAGCGCGTCGACCATATCGTCGTGCCGGTCTTTCTTCGTACCGGTGAAGCCTGTCACCTCAGCGGTAAAGGCGTCGAGCCAAGGCGCCTCGTGAGGCAGGAAGATCCGCCCCTCGTTCCACGCCGTCGCAACCGGAATCGCGCGCTGAAACTTGTCGATCGTAGCCTGCATGGCCTCGATCGGAATGTTCGCTTCGCGGATGAACTCGATGCCGCCGGCTTCGGTCGCCGCAACGTACGCGCCGCAGAAGATGCTAGCGAAGTGCTTGCGGTAGCTCTCGAGCAGAACCGGAATGCGCGCCCTGAACTCGCGCGGCTCGCAGTGAATGCGAAGCACGTCGAGCACGAAGTAGAGATCGCCAATCTGGGCGAGCACCACCGCTGCGCTGTAGTCGGCGCTGGTCTTCGCGGTGTAGGCGAAGTCCAGGCCGATGCAAATTTTGAGGCGAGCCGCGGCAGTCGACGGCGGCAGCTCGAGAAAGCGGTTCTTGCCCTTCGCGACTTGCGCAAAGAGAAAGCGGCTCTCTGGGTCGACGAACCCGCACTGAAACAGCTGCTGAAAAAGCAGCTTGTTACCGGCTGCGAGCTTCCAGCATTTCTTGATGTCGACCGGGTAGCCCTGCGCGATGGCCTTTTCGATCGACGTCTCGTGACGGTTCCAGCCGAACTCCTCGAAAGCGGATTCGCGCCAGACCTCGGCGAACTTGTTCGCGACACCGTTCGGCGTCGAGATCACTCGAGCGCGAAAGTTGCCGAGCATGGTGACGGCAAGCGCCGCGTCCCACACCTTCTCGTCGTTCTTCGCCTCGTGATAGGCGAACTCGTCGAGGATGACATTGCCGGTGAATCCGCGGCCGCCGCTACTGGGCAGCGCGAGCAGTCGACCGCCGGACGCAAACGAGATTTCGCCGGCCGCGTCCTTTCCCAGGACAGCCATCCGAGAACCAAGCTTGCTCAGCACACGCGCGTGCCGCTGGGCTTTCTCGAGTACCTCGTCAGCTTCGAGCTGCCCCTTGCTGATGATCGTTGTCGTCTCGCCGTGGAACGCGCCCCAGATCACACCGAGCGCGCCGCTCGTGTGGCTCAGCCCGATCTGGCGAGCCTTGTTCTGGATCGCGTACTCAGACGGGTCGAGCAGCCATTCCTGCTGGAACGGGTAGAACGTTGAAACCCACGCATTCAGCGCGGCAAAGTCACGGTTTGGGAGGACCTTCTGGTAGATTTCCAGGGTTGGGTGCATTCGGCTTCGCCTTCAAAGCGGCGTGCTCGCCGAACGACTCGCGCACGAGCCGCGATGCTTCCTCGGGTGTTGCCTCGGCTGCAACTTCCAGGTTCGTGCTCACGACCTTCGTTGGGGCTCGAGCTCCGGAGACGTCGAGCAGGAGATCGCCCATCGCCTTGATGCCCTTGTAGTCGTGGACTTCGTGGGCGGAGATCATCGCCTTGCGAGCAATGATCGAAATGTCGCGCGCTGTCCCGTCCTTGTCGGCGGTCATGCGGCGGCTCGCTTCGGCTGCACTGCGCTCGACCGTGTTGAGCTTCAGGCCCCAGAGAGCCGCGAGCTTCTTGCCGGTCTTGCCGCGCTCCCATTGGAGATCAGCCATCAAATCGCAGATGTGCTCTACCCGCTCCTCGACGCTCGGCGCGGTCGTCGAGCCGGACTCGTCTTCGTCTGGCTCGGTCGGCGTCGGGGTCGGCGCTGTAAGGATTGCGCGCGCTGGCGTGACTGACCGATCTTTGTCGAACGCTCCGGCTGCCAACGGATGAACCGGGCACTCATGCTGCCCAGTCGTGTCGCACTCGCACTTACCGATCGACTCCGTTGCCACTCACAACCGTCCGTTCCGCTCGCTGTCCTGCCACCGATCGACCGAATGCGACTCGTCGAACAGCTGGAGCACTTCGCTCCTGCGCTCTTGGTCGCGGTCCCGGGCCGTAGGTGTCACCCTTGGCCCACATGAGCCGCTGGGACTCGGTGAGCGTCGGGACTTTGCCTGCTCGGCGTGTCCCCGGGCTATCGCGGTAGTCGAACGCATTGACGATTTCCGCGACGCTGGCGAGGTGCGGCATTTCTTTGGGTTGGGCTCGTCGCGTGTTGAGCACGGGGTCGTCGTTTTGACTGCTCCGCCGTGGGTGCTCAATTTCTGCGCGGCCCTTATAGGTATATGGGGGGTCTCGATTGACCGTTTCGGCCATTGAGGCCGTTTTGGCCCATTGCGCCCGTTTACCGCGCAAGTGATTGGAAAACCTCCGGGAATGCCGCCATCAGTCGATTGCGCGTCGTGTAGATGCGGGAGCCTTTTTTCACCGCGGCACCCTCCCGTCTTAACCAGCGAATTGCCTGTTTCGTGTTCTCCAGACCGAGCAGCGCGCGCACGTCCTCGCTGCTGAAGTATTTTTTTTCGGCGAGGCTCACTTTCCTTTTGCTCATTTGGTCACCTGGCCAGCTTCGACGAAACGATTGGCGAGCGGCTTGTGCCCGTGGCGATCGGCGACCTTGGCCAACGCGAGCAGCTCGTGATTTCGCTTTTGCTTGGATGCATTCCAGACAGCCGCCGCGTGCGAATACAGCTGGCGCGCCTGCTTTCCCGCTTGGAGAAAAAGCTGGCGTCGAACGCTCGAATGGTTGCGCTCTTCGTCGCCGACACGAGCGATGACCTCCGAGTGCGTCATGTGTTTCGCGAACCCGTCCTCGCCCTTTGGTAGTTCGATCTCGTGCTCGCTCGCTCGGCCAGAGTCGAGCCACCCCACGCCTTCCTGAATTGGACCCATGAAGTCCCGGAGGTGAGGCGGGCGGCGCACCTTTCGGGCCCGGCGCTTCTCAAAGGCCACGCACTCGTCGATCACGCCCCAGAGAGCCTCCAGATCTTCCGGCTCTTGAGCGGGTCGAGGATTCGGGTTCTTCCACGGCTTAGCTCGTTCGCGCCTAACGATTTTGACCAACTCCTTTCCCGCCTCCGTGCCAGCGTAGAGCGCAAAAATCCGCCCGCGCTCCTTCTCTGAATTGGTCGCCCAGTGTTCGCCCTCGTCGCCGTAGTACGTAGCGAGGGCACGAAATGCAGCCGCAGACTGAAGATGCACGCGTTGTAGGCGACGCGACATCACCGAGTGTCGAGACTGCGGACCGTCAGAGCCTCCGCTTCCACCAGTCGCGCCCTCCTCGCCCGTGCGATGCACAGTGACCGGCTCCACCCCGGTGCCGAGGCAATTACCGCACGCCCGACACGCGCGCACATCTGCGCAGCGTTGGCACACGCCGCAGTTGTTGCACTTCTTCGCCGTTCTTTTGCCTGGGCACTTAGAGCACGCGCTTGGCTTCGCGCCGCGACGGTCAATCCCGCTGGCGCCAGTTCCTCTGCACGATGGGCACCACCCTCCGTGTTTTAGCTCGACCTCGTAACTGGCCTCCTTGCAAGTCCCCTTGCAGTAACGGCACGCTTCAGCGTGAAGGTACTCACCAATCGGTGTTTCAGCCCCAGTTGCCGTGCGCGCGAGCCCATCACCGTTGCAGTGGCGGCACGTGTTATCGATTCGAAAGCCGCCGTTTTCGAGGATTCCTGAACCTTCGCAACGCGCGCAATCGTTCGAATCGAAAGCGAGGTACTGCAAGTGCTCAACGATCGCGCCGTACGTGCTGCGTTCGTTCTGACCGCTGCTGGAAAAGAAGCTCGTCAGCAGCTTCTCGTCTTCCCGACTGATCTCGTCGTTGGGTCGAGTCGCTTCCTTCGGCTCAACCTTTGGCGCCGACTGCGGTTCGAATGCAGACTCGAAAACACGGTCGCTCACATCGAGCGCGGGCGCGTCGCCTGTGACAGTTTCGCTTGTTTGTAAAAGCATTGTGTGGCACTCCTTTGGAAGTCTAGGGTTGACTTCGGAGCGCGAGACCCGGCCACGTTTGGCGACGTGAGCCGGGTTTTTCCGTTTCAGCGCGAGGCGGCCGCGCTCAGCGACTCGAGGTCGGCCAGCTCCTTTCGGCGAGTGGCGATGTGATCGGCGATGGCGCTTTCGAGCTTGGTCGTGAGCTTGCCCATCGCTTGCCCCGCCGTCTTGCCTAGTTCGCCGTAGCCTGCGACGTGGACCTTCCAGGGGTTCGCCTCGTCGATGCGATGCGTTAGCACTATCTCGTTGTCGTGTTTGAACGTGCCGATCGCCTGGATCAGTTTGCGCAGCCGAGTGACCCATGCGTCGATCGCCACGAAGTCGTGAGTTTCCCGAGCCACCGAAAGCACTGGCGCAGCAGACTTAGCGGCTGGTTCCGGGCGAACCGAAGTGACGACTTTCCCGACCGAGGCTTTTTGCGTTCGGTCCCTAGCGTCGAAAATGGCGTCGAAATTTGCGCCCAATACATCGACGAACTTCAGCAAAAGATCATCGTCCGGAACCGAACCTCCGTCTTCGATCGTGGTCAGCGCAAACGGATCAATCTGCAGCATGCCGGCGACGTCCTGAACCGTGAGCTCCCGACTCACGCGCTCAGCGCGGAATAGTGCTCCGATCGTGGGCAGCGGCTTCGGCTCGAAGTGAGCGGGCGCCGCGACCTTGACTGGTTTCGCCGGCTCGGTCGTGTCGATCGATAACTCGGTCGCATAGCAAAAGCGCTCGTGACCGCCGTTCTTGAACTTGACGATCGCGCCCTTGCCCGCGGTGTCCTTCACCGTTCCGGCTTGCAGGGTGTGACCGCCGCGCCCGTCGGCGACTTTGACCAGAACCGGCGTGCCCTTCGCGAAACTGCCCTTTGCTCCCATTCGCTCCTGCTTTCTCGAACTCAAGTATCTCGCTCGGTTGAACGCAAGTTTTTGGAATCCGCCACAGTGGACGGAATCTCCCTCCGCGCCTGGTCCCAGTCGACGAGCGTGAAGCGCACGAAGCTCGTGCTCTTGCGCCCTTCGCACCGCCAGTCACCCACATACTCCGAGCTGAGCCGAAGCGTGGCCTCGCCA